ATTATAGCAAAAAAACAAAAAAAATAAAAAAATATTTATTTGTGGCGATCATCATAAAAAAAGAACACCTCGCGGTGTTCTTAATTTTTCAATTTTGGGGGGCTTAAAATATGAAGTCATCGGGCTTGTTTATAATTTGGTTAAACTTTGCGATGATCGTTTTTTCACATTGGTGACGCAACACTTCGTCGTAGTTTTCCCACTGAATTCCGACTTCGTAATATCAGTCGTTAAGCCATCAAACTTTCGCCATTATGACTTGCCTGCCGTCCTTGATATATTTGCCTTTAATAAATTTAAATTTGTCCATCGTGTTTCTCCTTTAGTTTCTTCATAAGTCATATCGTTTGTAATGCCTTTTAAAGTCTTTGTCTTTTTGGATTATTTCCTCTCCGTCAATAT